CCCCCCCATACCCCCCCCACGGGGGGGAACTTCCCCCCCGTACCCCCCATCTGCTAATAAATTACTTACGCGCACCAGATCGTTTCCGAGTGTTTACTATTCCATCACCATTCTAGCATGTACACAAAAAGAGAAGATGGACAGATCGCTCGACTGCGCTCGCGATCTGTCGAAGGCGGGGGGCCGGAGGCCCCCCGGTGGCCCCCCGCCAAAGAGTGGAGCCTGTACACAAAGATAACAAAAAGACGCGATAACAATGTACAGGGGGGGTACGTCACAGTGTACAGGGGGGGTACGTCACCATGTACAGGGGGGGTACGTCACTTGTACAGGGGGGTACGTCACAGCCAATCAGAATTTTCCACGCCCTGGGCGGGGGAGATCACAATCTCTGAATGAATAAAAGCAGAGCACATACCGGTCGGCAGTAGGTATGTCATCCGGCGGAGTCGAGAGCACACCACCCGGTGAAACTCGACCCGCTGGGGGCAGTGAATCGCCGTTTAGGCGAGAGGGGCAACGTGGGCCCAGCGGAGCCGGATACCCGGGCGAGACACTTACACCGTCCCCAAGGGGACATGTCAGAAAACACATCGACGGGATCGTCGCGAGCAACAAATTCGTCTCCGTCGGTTGGGACTCACTGCAAAGAGATCCTAATTGGACTCGGCAGTGTTACAATCGCGCTATCGCTTCCTGGCTGCGCAACTGTGCGCGTACTCACGACGAGATCTGCAACTGCGGACAGTGGAGAAGACACTGGTTCCAGGAGTGCGCTGGACTTGAGGACGCCAGCAGCCAGACAGAGGACCCTAGAGCCCAGGAGGATCTGCGCCGACTGCGCGAGTCTGGTGCCGCTGCAAAAAGAAAACTTGATTACATCGACCGTTGTAAAAAGAGGCCTAAGACTGTAACATGGTTCGATACCGGAGAAGAGCCAGACGTCCCAGAGGGGTTTTTTACTCCCTCGGAAGACGAGGATGGATACGACACAGACGTCGACGAAGACGCCGTACCTGGTGGGGTAAATTTCGACATGCGCGTCGAAGATCCTTTTCTCAACGCGTTAAGAGGAGGTTCCACAACCCGCATCCAGGGACCTACCTGGTAAGGCTTCCGCGACCACAAACCACGCTAACTATTTTCTTTCAAGGCATTGTCTATTTCCCCACTGCTAAAATGTACGCATCTAGAAACCAACTCGCAGACCTTAACAAAATAACCACTTGCAGAGTGGGACTAATGAACATTAATTTTCGCGAATTTCTGCTTGCAGCGCTTCCGCTTGATGCATACTCAAAGCTGGGAGGGCCAATTGTGGGTCCACAATATGTAAGCGGCGGGGGCTCCAGTGCAGGGACACATGATGAAACTATGTGGCCGTTTACCGCACGCCCTGTAACCAATAAACAACCAGGAGCATCACCAGCAGAATGGTGGCGTTGGGCACTTCTGCTAATGTTCCCGAGAGAGCCTAACATGTTCTTCAGACAACCACAGCAACCCACCCTGGAACAAATGGGTGAAATTTTTGGGGGATGGCAGCTCTACAGACACATTAAAACTAAGGTCGCTATAATGGCCGCACAAGACGGTGGTGCTTTCTCACCCGTTGCATCTCTAGTCTCTCAAAACAACTATTTCTGGAGACGACAAGAAAGAGGGACCCCCAAAACTGGAGAACCCCCAATGACAGGCATGATACGCAGAGGAACGGGCAGCTTAGAATCATCAAAACCTGCAGACGAGTATTACATACCTGCAAACCCCCCCAACCCACCAGACTGGCCTGGAGAGAGCAGTGCTGTTATAGACACACCATACAAAATTGCTGCAGTTAGAAGCAAATCGTATGTTTACTCAAACATGCTATTTCCATCATTCTCAGCGTTATCAGCCCTTGGAGCGGCATGGGCATTCCCACCGGGCAGACGGTCAGTCGGAAGAGGCTCATTCAACCGCCACACAATTACTGGAGCCGGAGACCCTCAAGGAAAAAAGTGGCTAACTTTAGTTCCCAAGAAAGTCGAATGGATTACAGATGACACCATGACACAATCAGAAATAGACACCACAATAGCCACAATCTACGTAGCGCAAGGAGCTCCTAAAGCAAGCGGATACAAATTTCAAACCTTCCAAGGACCCCTGGTTGACGACCCCCTCAGTGTACAACCCTGGGCAGTAATGCGAGTAAAAAGCGTCTGGCAACTCGGCAACCTCAGACGCCCATACCCATGGGACGTAAACTGGTACAACCAGGTAGCTGATTGGTAAATGGG